TAAACGAGGAAATATATTCATATAATTTAAAATTATCAGAAGCTTGAGAAATTTTTTGATATAATATTTTGATTTTGGAGAGATTATAATATAACATATAGAAATCTCTTGGTTCTAATTTATTCATAATTAATTTTCTCTCAATTCTTTCAATATCTCTTATATTGGTTAACTCATATCTAATTACATTATAAAATTCTGTTTCTAATAAATGTTCTGTTATATTATAATATTTATTCAAATCTTTAATATTACTAACTGGATGTAACAAGTCATAATTGAATTTTCTTTTACCTATTGAAGTAATACAATTATTTAACATAGATGCTACAGAAGATAATTTACCACTATAATTCTTATTACTAATTATATTCAATTGCTGCAATGAATGATTCGCAAGTATTAATTTTTCACTATGATTTTGAAAATCTGGTAGAGAGATGTCTTTAATTAAATTAGGATTATGTTTTTCAACAAAATCTAATAAAAAACAAAGAGATTGATTAGCAATAGGATATTCATAAAATTCACATTTCTCTCTAAAACTACCAATACCGTATAATTTATCGATCAAGCATTCTTGATATTTTTGTTTTTCACAATTTAATGCTATTTTATTTATCTCATTTTTATTATCTTTATCTAATACAATTTTATGTATTTTACTAGAGTTCAAATTTATAAAACTTACAACATTATCTATATAATCTCTTTCCTCATTATTTGTAATAATTATTGCTTCTGATGGATTATAAACCGATATATATTTTTCTAAATTATCATATACAATTGGATTATTATTATAAGGAATTGTATATTCAAAATTTATTAATTTTCCACTTAAAATATCAATTATAGATAAACCAATAGTTAATAATGATTCTTTTATCACGCTATTTGCTTTTGAAACATTTAGCCATATGCATATTGTATTATTTGTTAAATTATCTGATTCATCATTAAAATACATACCAGGTGAATATATACATGCTAAATTTCTTTCTGCATTTTTTGCTTGAACATTTTGGGTTATAACAGGAATCGTATAACCATGTTCTAATAATCGTTTGACATATTTTTCTAATTGCCCTAATCCAAAACCTGCCATTACAACTTTTTGTGTTCCAACACAAGTATTTTTACGAGCAATAGACATATCACAAATACGAGAAAATTCTTCAATACTAGAACCAACATATGAACCATCCGATTCAACTATAGCATAACATTCAAAAAAAGAACCTACTTGTATTAAAACTATTGTTTTCTCACCATGAGATAATTTATATTTTTTTGTATCCTCAAAATATTTAGTAATTAAAGACATTTGTTATAAAATATATTTTTAGTTTTAAATATATTTTAAATATTTAATTACATACTAAGATGGTCTTGGTATTGAATTTGGTTTGGGAACATTACCAGCTCCACCACCTCTAACTCTTGTTCTTGCATTATTAATAACATTTTTATGGTCTCCTGATTTATATGAAATTTTATCATTTGTATTTTTTAATTTTGATGAACCAGCACCAATAGCAGAAAGACGCAATCTTTGGGTTCTTAAATCAGAAGCTATATTTGGTAAAGGACGAGGGTTATTTCCAGATTCGGTTTTAAGACGGTGTATTTTTTTACTATTTGTTGAACTATTATTATTTCCTAAATTTTGAATTTGATGTGATTGAAAATTATTATTAAAAAATGCTCTTCTTCCCAAAATAAAACTATTTCCACCATCGGCAACACTAAATTTTTGTGGCATATTTCTTGAAATATTATTAATAGTAGTCATTTATATTAGATTATAATTATATTTAAATATTCTAAATATAATTATATTAAAATTTCATTGTCATTCTCATTCTACGAGAAACTGGAGGTGGAGGAGGTAATGGTTTTGGTGGACTAGAGTTTTCTGGAACAATAACTTCAATTTTAATAGAATTATCTTTATTAACTACATTTTCTGGCTCTGGTTCTGGTTGAGGTTCAGGTTCTACTTGAGGTTCAGGTTCTGGTTGAGGTTCTGGTTCTGGTTGAGGTTCTGGTTCTGGTTCTGGTTGAGGTTCAGGTTCTGGTTGAGGTTCAGGTTCTGGTTGAGGTTCAGGTTCTGGTTCTGGTTGAGGTTCAGGTTCTGAAACAGGTGGTGATTCTAATTTAGATTGTGCTAAAGAATGAGATTTTTTATTAGATTTATTAGCCATTATTATATATATATATATATATATCTTAATAATAAGAATATTATTTATTATAAAATAATTAATAAATAATAAAAATTTATGAGCGAACTTTTTTAATAGCAGATTGTGACTGTGAATTATTAGCACCGCCATAAGAAGTATCATTAAAATTTTTATTAACAGCCATTAATTTTTTAAATCTAGTATAATCAGAACCATCATGTATAAATTTTGGATTACCAGAATAACTAGCATTTCCATTTCTTGAAACGCCATCACCTACATTTTGAATTTTAGATAAATTATTACCGCCAACTTGATTAGGAGCTACTCCATATTTAGAATTAGTAGCACTATATCCATTACTAGTAACATCACCAGCATTATAAGCAGTTCTAAATGGCCCTAAGATATTTTTATTATATAATGCAGGTGAACTACCAAGACCAGAATTATGTAAATTTCCAAAAGCTTTTGCTAAATATTTTCGTGAAGTAGCACGTTCATTACCACCATCCATATTTCCAAATAAAAGTGGTTGACTTCCTTTTTTTCCTCCTCCTAAAGTAGTTTGATCAAATGTGGACATAACTAATTAATATAATAATATATTATTTTTTTTTAATAAATAAAATATAAAAATAGTGTTTATTTAATATATTGTATATGGATTTTTATATTTTTTTGAGTGAATAGCTTGTAAAATTAATATTTTTTTAGATTTTTTGGATTTTTTGATTTTTTTACTACCATTTTTTAGTAAGGATAAGGTATTTCCTGAACCATCCATATGTATAAAAAAATCATTACATAAATAAATTAATTCATCATTATTGTCATTTATATTAGTATTATAAAAATTCCAATATAACCTTTCTCTTATTGTTCTCGTGAACTCAGCATAGTTATTACTATTTGTTGTTTGACCAGATATATTTTTATATTTTTGTAAAATTTTATTGGATTTTATTCACAAATAATTCTGGGTGCTATATTCATAGTTAGTAATTCTTGAAACATTAATTTACAAGCATATGGAATTTCTACATATTTAAAATCTGTTCTATTTTCACAAGTATTACAAATATGAATTTGATGATTTTTATTATATGCAGCAATTAGACCACATTTATTACAAATATGAACACTGTAACAATCAGATGCATCATAAAGTCTTCCTTTTGTAAAGCGAGAAGCACCATGAGAAATCATACAATCACGTTCCATTTCTCCAAAACGAAGACCACCATCGCGTGCTCTACCTTCAGCAGGTTGTCTAGTGAGATTAACCATTGGTCCAATAGATCTACTATGTTGTTTATCATTAACCATATGTTTGAGACGCTGATAAAATGCAGGTCCAATAAATATACTAGTATGCATTTGTTCGCCTGTAAGAGCATTATACATGACTTCATTACCATTAGATTCATAACCAAGTTTTTGTAATTCTTTTGTAATATCTGAAATTTTAAATTTACTAAAACTAGTTCCATCACCAAAAAGTCCTAACTGAAGTAATACTTTACCTAATAGAGTTTCTTTAAGTTGGGCAATAGTCATACGACTAGGAATAGCATGAGGATTAATAATAATATCAGGTTTTAATCCATCAGCTGTAAATGGTATATCTTGTTCGGGTATAATATTACCAATAGTTCCTTTTTGTCCATGGCGACTACTAAATTTATCTCCAATGACAGGTTTACGATAATTTCTTAAACGCACCTTACAAAAATTATAACCATCACCATTACATTCAATATAGTTTTTATCAATGTATGTTTCTTCATTAGTTCTATAAACATGGCTTTCATCGGTATATTTAATAGTTTTAGTATAATCATTTTTATTTTCTTTAATTGGAAGAACTTTAGCAATAATAATATCACGGTCTTTGATTAATGTATTTTCGGGAACAACACCTTGATTATTAACTTTATCATAATTAGCAAATTTCATATTTTTAGTTTTAGTTTTATCGGGTTTGCAACGTATTTCTTCATTACCATATAATTTTTTATCTTCATCTTTTTCAGTATGATAAATTGTTGCTAAAAATAGTCCTCTATCAATTGAGCCTTTATTAAATAAAATACTATCTTCTTGATTATAACCAGAATGACTCATAATAGCAACAATAACTTGTTCCCCAGAAGGAATAGTATTGAGTTGAATAATATTCATAAGTCTAGTATCAACAAGAGGTCTCATAGGATATGATAAAACATAAGCTGTTTTATCCATTCTATTATCATAATTGGTAACATACATACCGATAGCCTGTTTACCCATAGCACTTTGATATGTATTTCTAGGAGATTGATTATTTTCAGGAAAAGGAATACATGATGCTAAGACACCAAAAATGGTGCTAGGATGAATTTCACAATGAGTATAATGGAAAATATATTTAGAATCTTTGGATTTAAGTTGTTCGGGTTCCATAGCAATCATAGAATTATTTTGTTCATATGAATCAATATATTCAATAATTGATTCTTTAATTTTACCACTATATAAAAGGTCATTCCAAGAAAGTTCTTCATTTTGAACTTTATTGATTATATCTTTAGTATAAATGATATTATTATTTTTAATTTTAAGTAATGGTCTACTTAGTCTTCCCGCATCATTACAAATTTTAATTTCTTGTAATTTATAATCAAATATAATTGAAGTATAAATATTAATAATTCCTTTATATTTTTTATCTTTTAAATTATTGTAAAGTTCAAGTGGTTGATTGGTAATACCAACCCATGCACCATTAATAAATACTTTTACTTTATCATATAATTCTTTAGGTTTATCGGCCAATGTATCAATAAGAATAATAAGTGGTAATATATAGTCATATAATCCAACTGAGTTAGAAGGAATAGTAATATGGGTCATATAACTTAAATTTTTAACAATACCAACAGATCCTCCTTCTGGAGTTTCAGCAGGACAAAGAAATCCCCATGATGAATTATGTAAACGTCGTGGCGGAACTAATTTACCACTTTTATCAATGGGAGTATTAACACGTCGTAAATGACTAATACTAGAAATATAAGTAAGACGATTTAAAACTTGGGCAACGCCAACTTTATTACTATTGATTTGTTTAATTCCAAAATCCCCAGTAGCAAGAGCTCTTTTAATACCATTTTCAATAGTAGTTGATTTAATAATTTTATAAATATTTGTGTTATTAATTATATTTTCATAATCTTCATTGGATTTCCAAGAACCAGAATTAATTTCTCTGACAACTTGTTTTTGCATATCTTTTACAACTTTATTAAGATAATTACGAAGAAGATTATTAATAAGTGAACCTGTTAAATCAATTCGTTTATTAAGATATGAATCACGATCAGATTGTTCAATCCATTCAAATGATGTTTGAAGTAATCTATTGGTCATATATCCCAACATATAAATTTTCTGTTCATTAGATTTACAATGAGGAAATATATCATTATTAATTACTTCAAAAGCAAATTCATTTTTACGTTTATATCCAGTTTCTTTATCAACATTTAGAGGAGTATATATAACATTAGAAGTGATATATCTAATTGCATCATCATATGTAATACAATTATTAGCATCAACAATTGAACCTTGAAGACCATAGAGCAATTTTTTATACTTATTATCATCTATATTAAGAATAATTTTCTCACAAATATCTTTATCACCAATAATATTAAAGGCACGAAAGATAATAAAAAGAGGAATAGGATTTTTAAGTCTAGGAATTTGTAAATAAATAGCATTACCAAAACCATTATTTTTAGAAGAAATCATAATATTAATTTGTTTAGGAGAAATACATTTCCAATCAGGAATACATTTCATTTCAGCAATCCAAGTCCATTTGGTATTATTTTTAGATACATTAAAACAATAAATTTGATTTTCAGCAGCACGTTCTTGTCCTAAACAGGTTTTTTCAGAGCCGTTAATAATAAAATAGCCACCAGGGTCCATTTTACATTCACCAGTAAGATTAGTATTTAAATGTTTATATTGATTGAGAACACAAATATCAGAGCGAAGCATAATTGGTAGTTTTCCAATATGAATATTTTTAAGAATTTTTTGATAATTTAAAACATTTTTATAATTTTCACCATTTCTGACAGTATATTTTATATTGACATCTACGGTCATAGCTCCTGCATATGTAAAATTACGAAGACGTGATTCTTGTGGAAACATAATTTTAGTGGCTCCATTATTTTCATATACTTGTGGTCTATGTATATTAAAATTTTCAAATGTAATATGTATTTCTAGACGATAAAGATTCAATTCTTTAATATAATCATGGTCAGAACATATATGAACAGGATTAAACATTTCAATTGTATTTTCAATTTGTGTATTAACAAAATAATTATAACTTTCAAGTTGATGACGAATTAGTTGTTTAAGATGTTGATTTCTAAAATAAGATTCAATTAAAACCCATGGTTCTTCAGAAGTATTAATTTTATTATATATATTTTTTTCATCTAAATCAGCATCCATACTAATATAGTAAGTTTTGTATATTCTTAAATAGTTTTAATAAATATTTAAATCAATTTTAAAAAAAATTAAGTATAAATTAATTATTATAAATAAGGAGTTATAATAATATGTCTGGAAACAATAGAACTTTGAAAATAAATCCTGATTTATTTAAATTAAATGGTAAATCAAAAAAAGAAAATAAAGCAAAGTCTTTAAAAAATAGACAAAAACCTGAAGTTGATGAAGAAAATTCATCAAAAGCTTTAAAAATAAAAAAAGAAATGATGAAAAAAGTAAAAGATTACCAAAAAAATAAAGAAGAAGAAGTAATTAAAGAAGAAAAAGAGAGAAATAAATTACAAAATAATAATTTATTTGAAAAAAATACATTTGAAAATAATGATTTTGAGAGAGAATTTAATAAATCTCTCAATTTTCTTCAAGATTTAGCAAAAAAAAATAAAGATAAAAAGAAAAAAAATAACACACAAAAAACCAATAATATATCATCATTAGAAATTAATTTAAATTTACCTGAAAATCTTAATAAAAATAATGAAACAATATCAAATGATTATGGATGTTTAAAAAATGGTTCTAAACCAACATACAGACAACTTAATAAGACTCAAAAAAATAACACTGATTTAAAACCTAAAGTCAAAATTGTTTTAGAAAATAATATTTATGATGATGAAAAAGATAAAATTGAATGTGTTCCTAAAATAAAACCTGAAGTAACAAGTGAAATAAAATGTGAAGTAAAATCAGAAGAAAAAGATGAACCTAAATCAGAATTTATTGAAATATTTGATAATAAAATAAAAAATCTTGAAGAAAATTTAGGTGATAATAAAGAAATTAATAACTTTAAAGAAGAAACAGACAAAATATATGAAAAAAATCAAATAATAGAATTATCTGATAAACCTTTTACTGATGAAATTACTGACAATAATATTTTAGAACCTTTTCAGTTAAAAAAAGAAGAAAATATTATTTTACAAAATATACCAAAAATAAAAAAAATTACTAAAAAATCTACATATAAATTAGGTAAAATTAAAGGTAAAAATAGAATAGGAGTTTTAATTAAAAATAGAGATACTCAAAAAAATATTAAACAAGAAATATCTATTTTAAAACAAAAATCTATACAAGATATTAAATCTTATTTAAGAAATAAAAATTTAATTAAAATAGGCAGTGATGCACCAAATGATATATTAAGAAAAATGTATGAAGATTCAATATTATCAGGTGAAATAACAAATATAAACAATAATAATATGGTTTATAATTATTTAAATGAATGATTAAAGTTTAATTATTTGATTTTAAACTTATTTTTTATGTATAATTTTAAATAGTAGAAATAATAAAAATACTGTTAAAAATAAATAATATAAATTAGAAATTAAATCTTCTTCATTTTCATTTTCATTTTCATTTTCATTTATCTCTAAATTTTTACTAGGTATTAAATAGGGATTATTATCTAAATAATTATAAATTGATTCATGTAAATTTATATATGTTTCACCATTATCATTTTTTTTTAAATTTTCTCTAAAAGCTCGTTGTTGTGCTGTTGGTTTTATATGATCATTACTTATTAAATCATCATATTGTTTTACTGTAATTGGTACATCATTTACATCTCCACTATAGTTATTTGCGGAATCATTTTTATCAACTAGATGACATGGTAAATTTACTTTAATACAATCTTGTTTAGGATCTTCATATAATGCTTGTATTAATGGTAATCCATTAATTTGAAGAGCAGAACTTACTGTTGCTGGTATAATACCTATTTTACTATCTTTTCTCTGAGTTAAGAAATTATAATCTGCTACATTATTTATATAAACATGCACATTTTCATCCATATTTTTACATTTTAATTTACTTTTTAATACATATCTATTTCCTAATTTTCCCCCACATTCATTTGCAATAGCATTTTTAGGATCAGAAACTAAAGCAGTTGCATAATTTACAATACCTTGAGCTCCTTCTGAAATTCCAATCATATTAAATGCTCCACTTTGTCTTTCTATTTTATCATAATCAATCATCTGATCTAATGGTTTTATACAATATCCATATGGATGTTTTTCTCCTCCAAAATCATCAACAATACATCTATGATTTGACATAGTAATTATAATATGATGATATTAAAATTTACTAAATAAATATAATAATATTAATTTATAATATTTATTTATTTTTAAAATGATGTAGTTTCAGTTTCATGATCAGCTGGGGGTAAAACTTCATTGGTAATTGTATATTGTGCTTCAGATTCTTCTTTAGCACCTGATTCATTTTTTCCTTTATCTTTTAATGTATTTCCTTCAATTAATTTGAAATTATTATTAAAAAATATTATTCTTCTAATTGATGAACCATATGGAATATAATAGTTTAAAAAAATTAAGCTAGCTATAAAAATTATAATGAGTAAAATTATATGTGGTTTAATATAATGTTTAATGATTTTGTTTAAATTCATAATTATAAATAAATATATATTAAAATATTATATTATGTTATTATAATAATGAAATTATATTTAAGAAACGGTAATCAACAAAATGCATATAATAAATGGATACCAGGTGGAAAACCATATGTATCATGGAAAAATAATAGTAATAATAAATCAATTGTAATTCCTAAAAATATAAAAAATGATATTCCAGATACAGTAAAAGATTGTAATAACAACTGTGGGTTTATTGCTAATCCTATTAAACATTATAGAAAGCAATACACTAATTTAAATACTAGTGTAAATGGATTTAGTAATCAATCTTATATTGGAAGTTTAGATAAACCCGGTGGAACAAATATAACATCAGTAGAATGTAATAATAAATATCAAAAAGGATATGATTACATATTAAATTTAAATGATGTAACATGCAAAGATAATTGTTTTATAATAAAATCTTCTACAACAATAATAGATAATAATTATTGCGTTTCAAATAAAGAATTATTAAGAAAAAAATGTAAAACATTTAATCAAAATTTACCTTTAACATCATTTAATACTAATCTAACATCTTATCCTGATTGTTCTGTAATTAATAATTGCACTCCAGTTTTTGAACCATCAAATAAAAAATATAAAGTTCAAGGTTCTATTTCAAGCTCAGCAAGAACTGCAGCTATTAAATATTGTGCACAAGACGTAGATTCTAGAAGATGTTACTTACCTACAACTGACTATAATAGATTTGGCACAAATGCACACAATAAATCATCAAGTTTAGATACTTTTAATAATTTAGCAACTATGCCTGGTTGTGTAAATTGTCGCCCAGGAAATGAAGGGAATAAAAGTAAAAAATATTCAAATATTAGAATTCTTAAATAATTATTTATATAAATTATTTTTATTAATAATATATATAAATGGCTGGAAAAAAAAGAAATGGAGGTACTAGAAAAAGACTACCTGCTTTCAAAGCTCTTACTAGCACTCTTAATCCCGAAGCAAAAATTTTTTCTCCAAAAAAAGGAAAAAAAAGGTTACCGGTATTTAAACTTTTAACTAGTGGTTTAAGTCCTGCTACTAGAGTTCTTTTAAGAAAACCAAAATCTAGCAAAAGACATCTTAATATTTTAGAATTAGCAAGCAGACTACGTTTAAATGCAAATGCAAAATCATTTAGTCCAAAAAAAAAAGGAAAAGGAACTCGTAAAAAAAGAAAAGCAAAAAAAGGAAAAAAACACTAATTATTTAAAAAATGTTTATTAATTGAGAAATTATATTTATTACACCAATTTAGACTTTTTTGGATATTAATACTTTTTAAAATATTTATTTTATTATTAAATTTTTCATAATTTGAAACATTAGTCAATTTAGTATTTTTTAAATTAGTATATAAAATTTCTTCTTCATCATTATTGGAAGAACTTTTATTATCATTACAATTATCATAATTGTTATCATTATAATTATAATTATAATTATCATTATCATTATCGTTATCCTTATCCTTATCATTTTTATCACTTAAATGATTATTTGATAAGTTTTCATTTAATATAAAATTTATATCTTTTTTTATATAACTTAATTTTGTTTCTGGATAAAAAATTGGACTGCTATATAAAATATTATTTGAATCTAATTTAAACATTTCATTGAGTAATTCTGTATCTCTAGAATTTTCTATTGGTATTGAAATAATTATATTACTTGATTCCAATATATTATTTTCTGATTTTCTATCTGATTCTTTATCTTCCATAATATAATCATTTTCACTATCTGAAGTATAATAATTATTATGTTTGATATTTATATATTCTCTAATATAATTTAAAGTAGTATTGATATTCTCTATTTGTTGTTGACCATATATTGCATTAATTTCTTCTATTTTCTTTAAAAACAACTTAGGTAATGTAATATTGAATAAAGAATATATATTATCAATATTGTTTAATAGATAATCAAAATTATTTATAATTTCATTATTTATATTTTGATTATTATTTTTATAATTTTTACAGATTACATATTTTTCTGAATTAGCTACTCTACTTGTATAAGGTTTATAAATATAAACATATTCATATAAATTTGATAATAAAAAAATAATTTCAACTGTTTTTAACTGAAATATATCAAATATTTTTAATACAAAATTTCCACCTACTTTTTGCATAATTATTGCAAAAGATATTTGTGCAATTATTAATTTCATAGATAATTCCTCTTGTTTATTAAAATCTACCGAAAAATCAAAGCCTCCATCTGCTGTTATGTAATCCATATTGTTACCATAATTACTATTACAATAAAGTAAATTTTCTTTCATAAATAAATCACCAGTATTTGTTGAACCATATTCTATAATTACATTATTATTATTATTAATGAAATGTGAACTTTTTTTCCAAGATGGTATATTTATATCATCTGAAATTAAAGTCATTCCATAATATTTATCATTTTTATTATTACGTTTATAATTAAATGCTTCAATAAAACCTCCCGGACCTTCAGCTAAATGAAAACAATTAAGTGTATTTTTTTCACATAAAAAAGAAAATGTATTTATAATTTCTATCATTTTAAAAAAAGAACGAGATAATGGTTTATATTTACATATTGAAATTTTAATTTCAGGAACCTGAGTATGAATAAATTCATATGGATTAGTTAATTTTTTATAATAATCCCAATAATTACTATATTCATGTATTTGTTGTTTGATATTACATAAATAATGATTTAAAGAATTAGACATAAAAATTTCTTCTTTATTATTACAATCATTTTTTAATAGAAAATTAAATTTTAAATCACTAAAATTTAAAGATGGAATATTAATATATGCCATATTATGTTATTATTAACTATTATTATTAACATAATAATTTTAGATTGTTTTATAAATTTATTTATTTCTTAGATTTTAGATTTTAGATTTTAGTGGTTTTTTCTCCTTTTTTAATATTTCTTTTTCTTCTTTTTCTTTTGCTTTTTTCATAGCTTTTTCTTGTTTTTCTTTTTGTTTTAGTAATTCTCTCTCTTTTTTCTTATCTTCTGCTATTTTTAGTTTCTCATCAATAGTCAATTCATTTTTTTTAATATTTTCTTTTTTTACTTGTGATTCAGTATTATCCAATTCACCTAATAATTTTTCTGCTAATTTCTTTGATTTTTCTTCAGCTGTATCTTTTTCAACATCATTTAATGTTTTATCAATTTCATTAAATTCTTCTGCATATTCTTTTTGACTTTTTGGATCTGTTTCTTTTAGAGAAACTAAAGTATCAGTTGTAATATTTCTTACTTTTTTAAATATAAAATATTTATTTAAAAATGATATCTGTTTTTCTTCTTTCGACATATTTAAAGAATTTCCAATTCTATTAGCTAATCGTTTATCTTTTTTTAACTCTTCATCCATATTTTCAAATAACTCATCAAAATATCCTATTGAATTTGGTAAATCTAATGATTTAATTTCTTCTTTTGTTAGTAAAACAAATCCATAATTTTCTAACAATCTTGTTAAATAATTAAAATTTACCAAATATTCTCTAAATGTTTTATTTATACTTTCTTGATATACATCAATAGCATAACCTATACATGATTCATCATCATTATAAGATTGATTACTATATTTTTTAGTTACTTCCCATATTTTTTTATTATTTTTCATTAAACTAATTGAATTATTTATTTCTACATCACTTAATAAATTAAATACTTTATTTCCATCATAACAAGTTCCAATAAAATACCCTTCTAATGCGGTACATTCAGTTACATTTTTTAAAAATTCATTTAATATAGTTTCATTTTCAAACATATAATGTAATGCAAATTGTATTGAACTAATATTAAATCCATTTTGAGCAATACCATAATTATTATAAACACCTTTGCCTAAAACTATTTCATTTTTTGCTCCTTGACCAAACAAGGCTTGAATTATTTGCTTATTTTTTTCTGTTGCAAATGCATCACCATTTTTAATATTAATAAAACTATTCCCATTAATAAATATAGCTTTTGGTATTGTGGAATATTTTTTAGCATAATTTAAATATCTTGCACAAGCTCCATCTAATCTATTCTCAATATTATCTTTATTTAAATCTAAACCTAATACAAATGCTAATTTTGCATTTATCCATTTTGGTAAATCACCAGCTTTACCGCATGCAAAGTCAATTAAAGTGCTTCCACTATTAGATAATTTACCTATCAACATGTTTTTTACATATAAATTATGAAAATCTCTCAATGACCGAGTTTCTGATTGAGTATTTACTTTATTATAATAAACATCATCATCATTATTATCAATTTTAATATGATTACCAGTTGTAA